CGAGTTCCGGAGCCGTGATCTGGCGGCGGTCATTGGCGATCAGCATCTTGAAGAGATCAGCATAGAGCCCGTCATGGATCTTTTGTTGGACTCCCCTGATTGCATCCTGTGTATATTGGATACTCTGCGCGTTCGGCTGTTGAATCGGCTGCGCTGCAATAGGCGGTCTTCCATCATAACTTTTGACGTAGTTTTCACCGGCAGGCCGCAAATCAAGCCCCACGGACTGCAATGTGGCGTCTACGGACATGGGCGGATCGGCGTTCTTGTGCAAAGTCTTGAGGAGCGTTGTCGTCATCCCCTGCAACATCCGGCAATCCGGCAAAACGTCCATTGCCGGAGAACGCCCATAGACGTCAGTTCCGCCCACATCCCAACGGGGAGCAAAGGCGGGGAATTCCTCGAAGCCGGACTCGCGCAAGACGGCTGGAGCGCCCTGTCCGTCCGTTCCCGCAAGCATCCAGTAAACGGAAGCAAAGGGCATGTTCGTTGCGGTCATTCTGCCGTATGTGCGATCCCGGCGCGGATAAACGCCATGTATGACATCGAAATACGTTGTGCTGGCGTTTCCTGTAGTGTGTCTGGCGGCTGTCTTCACAATCTCAGGGATGTTGGTTTCCCCGAATTTCTGGATGATCTGCCGTGCGGTCATGGTGACGCGCCTGAAAAACGTATCAACGACGCCCTTGTCGTCCGTATCAATGACGTATTCTCCGGCATTCACTATATGGAAATGCAGACCGCCCCAATCAGCCGTTTCGATCATCAGGCCCGTTCCGAATGAACCGAGATCGCCGTACAATGAATGTGCCGTATTATAGAAGTTCGATCGATGAAGCGCCGCTTGCATACGCCGGGTCACATCGTCGAGCCAGTCACCGGCTCCCGGAACAGATAAGGCATCCTCATCTTGAAGCGTCAGCCCAAACCACGGACGCGCCGGACTCGTCATCCCGCCCTGCATCCCCGCCGCAAGCGTGCGCATATCAAGAATCCCGGTAGAGTCCACAATTCTGGAATTGAGCACTTCCGGCTTTTTTTGATGCTGTTCGGCGTCTGAACGAAACTTCGTCGGCATGAAATGCAGCGCAAGATCAGCATACGCGCTGTCCCACGGAGAGCGTTCGGTACGCAAAGCCTGATAGCGGCGGTTCAATGCATGGACGTCAACGGCCATTACTGCCCCAGCAATGTTTTTTGCGTGTTCTGTCCAGTCATCGGGCTTCCGGTCAAAATGGCCGCATTGAGCCCGGCAGCCTGTTGCGCGCGTTTGCGCTGATCATCACGCGCCGCCGTAGCCGCTTCCGTCACGGGTTTCGTCACCTGTTGCTTAGGGGTTTCCTTAATCTCGGGAGTAGAACTTCCACCGAAAGACATAGCATCCTCCACACTTTGAGGCGTCGCCATCACCATGACGCCATTGACAAACTTTTTCCTGCGAGAGAACCAGCACAGTCCGGGTATAGTCCCCATGATTGTGAACCCACACGCCCGCGCCAAATGCCAGGCTTGACGATTCGGTTCAGCACAGAAACCGACAATCGCGGACGCTCCGCAATGCTCGAATATCCAGAGGACCCCACCTTGCGCCATTCGCGGAGCGATATGGAACGCTTCACGGTACGCAGTGAAATCGAACTCCCAAACGTTTCCGCGAAACGGTGTGAAATGCCCGCATCCAAGCAGGTCTCCAGCCTCATTTTCACACAACAAGAGGACGCCCTTTGCTGTGATTTCCCGCCACCGTTCAAGCGTAGGGTCATCGACGCAGGACATGGCACTCGACAGAAGCCCTTGTTCCTGCATCTTGAAAAACGGCTCGTCCACTTCATAGCGGCTTAACGCATGGCGATATCTGAGGAGGTCATTCATACGTTACCTTTCGTCTATCAACAGAACATCAGGCTCGACACGCTCAAAATAGCGCTTAAGCTGATCCTTGCTCAGCGTGTTGCCCTTTGCGGCCCTGTACACGGTCTTCCCATCTTCTTCAGACCACGTTCCGCCGACATAACCGTCAAAGCCGTTGTATTGGCTCTGGTCACTGAAAGTCGGATGATTCGGCTTCTTGTACTTATCGCCGAGATGCCCGCGGGCATCCTCTGACATCTCCCCGCTTTTTAACTCTTTCCAAGCTCCGCGAAGATCATAGTCATATACGTCGCCTTCCCTTCCTTGCTGTTGAGCCCACTTCTGAAACTGCGCTTCCTCTTCGGATGAAAGCGTGGTGTTGTATCTGTCGCTGAAATCGTTCGGATCTGCTTTCTTTTTTGCGTCCGAATAAGGAAAGTATTGACCGCCAAGAGGCATATCTCACCTCCACCCCAAGACGTCGTATTCCGTCCGTGCACGCCGTTGCATCCTCTGGATCTCCTTTGAGGCCACGGGAGCGTAAAAGGTGAGCGCGAGTGAATCCGCCCGGTCGGGAGAGGACAAGCCGCGTTTCTTCATGTCCTCTTTCTTTTCAAGAAGGAGAGAACCGGAAGAGGTAAAACCGTACTCAACACCGATCATGTCTTCGAAGAGTTCCTGGTCTTCCGGAATACCGCCGCTTGCCAGCCACTCCCGCATTCCAGCCCACATCTCCGCCCGCCTGTTCGCGTACTTTTTGGCATCAATGGCGCGGGCACCGGCCTGAGCATCCGTGACCGAAAACCCCAGTTCGCGCAGCCTGTCGACTACTCCTGCACCAACGCCCACGCCGTCCACAAAGACGGCATCCGGTTCCCATTCCCGAATCTCCTGCGCTACGGCTCCCACAAGCGCCATCAAGTCAATCCCCTTCCAAATCCTTTGTTGGGCGCAATAAAGACCTTGCCGACGCGTCAACACGCTGGAGTCTCCGCCAAACCGCGCCACGTCTAAAGCCATGACTTTGGGCGCATGAGCATACGCAGCTGTCTCAATGTGCCGCCCGCGCGCCTGCTGTGCCAGTTCGATGGGTATGAACTGTGCGGAACCTGCGGATGGGAATTCGCCACGGACACGCACCTTCACAAAGTCGGAATCTTCACCGTAGTCATTGACCCATGCGGCGATCTGTTCCTTGGAGGTCATGCGCGCCGTGCGGCTGTCGATCTTGCGCGTCTCCCACCGATGCCGGAATTTTCCGAAGCACTCCCGGAAACGTCCCGTGTTGCGCGTGGGGTTGCCGAACGCGCACCAGACGATCTCGGTATCTTCGTCAGTAAGCGCGCCTTCTGAGACTTCCCAGATCACATCTGGGATGGCGGACGCCTCGTCAAAGACGATGAGCACGCGCCTGCCTTTGTTGTGCAGCCCGGCGAAAGCCTCAGTGTTGCGCTCAGACCACGCGATGGAGTCGACGCGCCACGTCTTTTCATGCCCCGGCTCTTTCGAGATGAGCGCTGTAGCCGTGCAGTCGAACCAGTGGCCGCAAATGCAGAGCCGATGCCACTTGGCGAGTTCAGCCCACGTCTTTGTCCGTAGCTGGTTCTCCGTGTTCGCCGTCACAACACCCTTGGTGTCCGGGCATGTACTCATGGCCCAGAGGATCAGCCATGCTACGAGAGCCGACTTGCCGATACCGTGCCCTGAAGCCACGGCGATCTTGATGGCTTCCTTGAAAGCGTCAGCCGTGGAAGCGCCAGACTTGAGCCGGTCACGGATGAGGCACAGGATATCACCTTGCCACAGGTCCGGCCCGGCGAAATCTTCAAGCTCACCCTTTCCCCACGGGAAAGCGTAGAGCACGAACTTAAGAGGATCGTGTGTGAATCCGCCGATATCGGAGGCAAGCATGGCTTCAGCTTCGCTCAACACGGTTTCTCGCCTCCTCTATCTGCTCAAACAGGCTTCCGGAAAGTTCCAGTTTTCCGCCGAGTTCCTGCCTCTGCTTCCACTTCTCAGGGCTGCGGTTAATCAAGAAAAACTGTTGAGCCCTGACATCCCCCGGAATGTGTTTCGTCACGCGCCTGATCACTCGTTGTTGTTCTGGGTTATCAGGATCAGGCTCGGTATGTTCCTCGACGATTTCATACCCTCTTGCCCGTTTGTAGAGAGCCGATTCGACCTTGCGCACCTGCTGCATCTCAATATGCAGTTCCCGGCCAGTGCGAAGCGCTTCCTCAAATTCTGGGTATTCCTTCTTCCAGTTCGTGACCGTAGACGGCTCAACGCCGAGCCTCGCGGCAATGACGCCTTGCGTTGCGCCCGCAGCTGCAAGGATGCGCGCCTGCGCCGCGAACTCGGTCTGATATTGAAGCGGCCTACCTTTCTTCGCCATGCTTGTTGTCCTTCAGTTCTCCAGCGATATACGTTTCAAGCTGTCTTTTTCCCCTCTTTGTGATGAGAAACAGCAAAGAGGGAACTTTGAAGCCGAGATTTTCGAGATGCCTCATGACGCTTCCAGCATCGCAAAGTACGATCCACCCAACAAAAAGATGTATGAACGGCAAGTTACACTGGAAAACCCTGGATAACGTCATATTGACCACGCAAACCAAGAGAACCCATAGGAAATAGGATACGAACTTTATGCACCCATGCCGCGCAACCCGAATATCCCATGTCCCCGCTTTCTTCGCGTCCATCCACCCGAGTACGTAATCGGCGGTCATCATGGCGAACATGGCGTACACCAGCACGATATCAATACGGAAAAACCCCACGACAGCGCCAATCCCAGCACTTAAGGAAAGTTTTTCAAACCATGACTCAAACAGACTCTGCGTGCTGTACGCAAATCCCTGAATAAAACTCCCCTGCATTATTTCCCCCTGTCCCTCGTGTCTCTGATCCCCGCGATAGCCGCCTTGTCTGCATTGCAGCTTTTGAGCGACTGCCTCAAATCGAATATGTGCTCGATCAAGTCGCTGTTTGTCGTCCCGCTCCAGACGGGTTCCGGCGTTTGCTGCGTCAGATAAGCAGGGACGTCCTGCCGGATGACGACCGGCACCGTGGCCACGGTCCTATTTGAGCACCCCAGACACACGATCGGGAACAAGAGTAGAGCCCCAATCCGAAGAGTCCTTGTCACTCATGGCCTCCCTGAGCATTTTCCTGTCCGCTTCCCGTAGCCGTTCAAGCTGCGCCAGCTTTTGCCCCCGCTCCTGCAAAGCAGAGGAAAGCCGATCTTGTTCCGCCTTCAGTTCATCAAGCGCCTGGCTTGTCTTCATGGCGCTTTCCTTCCATGCGTCCGCATCCTGCCGGGCGCCGGCGTGGGTGCCGATG